CTAGTGGTAGTAATAAAAGTAATTGGAATAGTGAATTTAAAGATTTAATAGATAATACTCATAAAGAATAAATATATGAATAAATACAAAATAACAAAAAAAGCTACAAGACCAGCAGGAGATGATGATAGATGTTTTTATTGTAATAAGAAGATAGGAGATTATCATAAAAAAGATTGTGTTCTTATAAGTAAAAAAGCAAAAGTTATTGCTACAATAGAATATGAAGTAGATGTGCCTTTTACTTGGAAAAAACACGACATAGAATTTAATAGAAATGACGGAACTTGGTGTGCTAGTAATATTATAAATGAATTAAAGGAACTAGATAAAAAAGAAGGTTGTCTATGTCAATATATAGAATATGAATGTATTGATGATAAGGGAAAATCATTTTTAGATGAATAATAAGAGTATGCCATTATTATATTCATTTAAAACTTTATTTAAAAAGAAAGAATATAACTATTGGCGGAGCGATTGTTGCGATGCCCCTGTAATAAGTATAGACGATAGTTTTAGAGTTACTTGTGTAAAATGTGGAAAGGATAGTACTTCTCAACATAATATAGTTCCTTATAAACTAAGATAAATATATGTTTAGACAAATATGGTGCTGGATCAAGCGAGGACATAACTATCACAAAGATAATAAGTTGATGCCCAAGTATATTTACTGTTTCTATTGTGGATATAGGAGAAAATATAGAGGAAAGACAATAGAAGAAGAATAAATAATAAAATAATCCTATGCTGTCTAGGAAGAATCAAGTGACAAAGAAAGTTTATAAAGTTTTGATATTTCCATATCCTTATGAGGTTATGATAAAAGCAGTAGATAAGGTAACTGCCAAACAAGAAGCAGTTGGTAGATTAGAAATCAAAGCAAATGACATTTATAAAATAACAGCATCAACACAAGCATCTAAGGCATTAAGGGCTTGTAGTTGTGCTAATGAAAGGTTAGCTACTAGGAGACTAATTGAGAAGGGATATATATAGGACTTATCCTCTTTTTTGATTGAGAGGTACTTATGGTATAATGAATAGTGTAAGGATACACTATTTTTTATTTACAAAATATGTATGTTAACGCAAAAGAAATTAAAGAATTTACTGTCTTATGATAAGGGAACAGGTTTTTTTGTATGGAAAAAGTTTATGGGTGGAATTGCTTATAGAGGTAAAATAGCTGGTGGTTATGATAAAAGAGGGTATATTCAAATTAAAATAAATAAAAAGATGTATCCATCACATAGATTAGCTTGGCTCTATGAATATGGAGAATTTCCAAAACAAAATATAGACCACATAAATAGAAACAAAGAAGATAATCGTATTTGTAATTTGAAAGAAGTAAGTCATATGGAAAATATGAATAATTGTTCAGGATATAATAAATCTAATTATGGGAAACTTGGAACTTTTAGACAAAATGAAAGGTCTAAATTTAGAAAAAATATTGAACAAAGAGAAGATTGGAAATTAAAATTAGGAATTAGCTGATATGTAAATGAATTATAAAGACATACATAGAATATTAGATAGAATGGAGATGACTAGAATCGCCAGAGAAGATAAGATATGTCAGGAAAATAGTAGAATATATAAAGAACAAATGCATTTTTACAATATATGGTAATTTGTTATCAACATAATTAGTTTTCAGTTGCAAATTAAGGAAGATGTTAGTTATATTTTCACGCAACAGATATATAACAACTATTCTTTACTCAGAGCTAAATTATTACCACTTTAAACATCTAGCGCTTCGGCTAACTAGATAAAGGTAATAATTGTAGCTGAAAGTTAACTATCAAATATATGGATAATAAGTATTGGATTTATTCTAATGGAGATTATGTCTAAAATAATAATATTAAATAGAGAAAAGGCTGAGATAATCCGAAAAGATTGTCATATTCCATACGAAGAAGAAAATGGTAAGTATGTTTTTGAATATACCATAAGTTTAGGAAAGATTTTAAAAGATTTAAGAGATGAATCTGCAAACTAGATTAAATCGCATAAAGGTATGGATATGGTGGGTTTTACATAAATCGGCTAAAAGTAGGGAAAAGTTAAGCGATAGGAGACGATATAAGAAGAGTATAGGAAAGAGATGACCTAACACTCATAGAATAAATAATAATATGAACATAGAAGATATTAAAATAGATAAGGGAGAAGAATTTACTACTAAAGATTTTAAATTTACAATTAGAACATATCTTGAACCATTTTATTATAGTATAGGAGATGGGGAGGAAATCAAATGAATATAAATGATATTAAAATAGATAAGACCACAGAAGTTAAAGAAAGTAAAGTAGTAGAACCAACAAAGGATAGTAAAAAGATAGAAAGAGATAAGAAGGGAAGATTAAAGAAAGGTTCTATTTTAAACCCTACTGGTAAAGGTGGAGATGGTATTAGTTTACTAGCCGATATAAAGAAGAAATTGTTAGAAGTAAAGAATGATGAACCTAATAAATATAAAGAACTAATAGATTACTACTGGAAGAATGAGAAGACTAGAGATTTACTTATAAAGATGATAGATGGTTTACCTAAACAGAAAATAGATTTAAAAGCTAAAGTAGAAACTTATGATTGGGGAGAATACAAAGATAATTTATAGCCCAAGATTATGGTCTAAACCATTACACGAAGGTAAAGAAAGATGGAAAGTAATAGTTGCACATAGAAGATCTGGTAAAACTTTTGCTAGTATCAATCATTTGATAAGAGATGCAGTAAGGGTAGAGAGAAGTAAGTATGCTTATATTGCTCCTACTTATAAACAAGCAAAGAATATAGCTTGGGATATATTAAAAGAATATGCTCGTAAGATAGATGGTGTAGTATTTAATGAATCAGAGCTAAGAGCAGACTTTAGAAATGGTAGTAGAATAACTTTATATGGAGCTGACAATCCAGATAGTTTACGTGGACTAGGATTATGGGGAGTAGTATTTGATGAATATAGCCAACAGCCTAGTAAGATATTTACAGAGATTATAAGACCAGCATTAGCAGACCACGAAGGTTATGCTATATGGATAGGAACTCCTAAAGGTAAGAATGATTTCCATAGATTATATCAAGTAGCAAGAAAGACTGATAATTGGTTAGGACTATTATTAACAGTAGAAGATACTAAACTCATAAATGATGCAGAACTACTAGATAGTAAAGCAATAATGACTAATGATGAGTATAACCAGGAGTGGTATTGTTCATTCGAAGCAGCTATTAAAGGAGCTTATTATTCTCAAGAGTTATCAGAGATGAGAAGTAGTGGAAGAATAAAACAAGTACCACAAGACAAGGAGTTAAAAGTTCATACAGTATGGGATCTAGGAGTAGGAGATGCTACATCAATAGGTTTCTATCAAGTAGTAAATAATGAATACCGAATGATAGACTACTATGAGAATACAGGTAAAGGATTAGATTTTTATATAAACTACCTACATACTAAACCTTATATCTATGGAGAACACTTTGCTCCACACGATATAAAGGTAAGAGAGTTTAGTTCAGGTAAGAGTAGATGGGAGATAGGACAGAACTTAGGTATAAACTTCCAGATAACTCCTAATATGAAGATAGATGATGGTATCAATGTTGCTAGACTATTCCTTAATAAACTATGGGTAGATGAGAAGAAGTGTGAAACATTCCTAGATTATATAGGACAGTATAAGAAAGAATGGAATGACCTAAGAGGATGTTTTGGAGATAAACCAGTACACGATTTTACTTCTCACGCTGCTGATATGCTTAGATACACAGCTATAGTACACGATAAGATGACTAATTATGATTATCAACAAGAACCATTAGATAATGAACCATTAGACCCTTATTCACTAATACAACAAATATGAATAAACCAATGAAACAACACATAGAAAAATCACAATGGGACGAGTTAAGTTATAAACAAAAGAAAACATTTGTAATTAGTATATATAGTGATTGTTCTTTTGAATATTTTGAAGATTGTTTTGATGAATATGGTTATGTAAATATAGGACAAATGGTTGAGTTCTTAGGAGATGATATGATGACAATAGATTTACTAGAAGACAATTTCTTTTCTGTTGAAACAATGCCTATGATAGCTGAAGAAACATTTACATTATTTGAAAAGAGTAATCTATGTGATGCTCTATGGGAAGCCTGTGTTTATAAATTAAAACAATAAATATGACTATAGAACAAATGATAAGGTTTTTAGAAAAGCATTATGATATTATTTCACTAGAAAGAGGTTCAAAGTTTAATTCTAAAAAGCCTAATATGTGGGAAGTGAGAGTTAGCAATAGAAAAAAAGATGATAGTTTAGAATTTATTGGAGAATGGATTGAAAAAGAATTAGAAGATGCTCTACAAAAAGCGATTGATAATTATAAATTAAAACAATAATATGATAGAATTAACAAAAGAAGACGACAAAAAGATAGATGAAGCCTTAGAATCAGTTAAAGTTAAAGAAGCTCAAGAGCTTTTAATAAAAGAACAACAAAAGAAAAGCCAAGTAGTAATGGCAGAGATACAAGCTGTACTAGATAAACACGGATATACTATGAGAGTAGTAAATAACATACAGTTAGTACCAAAACAATAATTTATAAAAAATACACAAGAAGAACCTTGCTTTAGGGATATGCAAGTAAAACCATTCCTCAAGATATATTAAAGGGTCTTATGCGAAAGTTAGGGTAAATGAGTGTCAGGACTTCTCACCTAACCTTTTAATAAGCCTCGTTGAAATATTAGAGCATTGAATTGGCTAATACACCTAGAGGTAGGTGTAGAAGAACTTAGTTGCAATAGATGTTTACTTCTTGTGTCATCTATATGTAGATATTCTACATTCTACATCTTCCTTTAAGGGTATTAAAGGTTAAAAGTCCTGCTGTTTAAATAATTTATAATATATGGCAAAAAAAGAAAAGCAAACACAATCTCAAATATCCGAAGATAATGATAATCGTGATATAAAGCTACCAAACTATACAACCGATGAACAGAAGTATAGAGGATTTATCATTGATAGACTCACATCAGCTAAAGAGTCAAGAGAACAAACTCATACAGAGTATGATGATTTAACTTATACAGAAAACTATAGAACTAATAAGAAAGCTGGTATAAGTTATAATCCACCAAAGAATAATAAGAATGACCCAAGAATAGTTACAGGCACTACAATGGAGAAGGAGAATATTATACTTAATACTATTCTAAACCTTAATTTAGAGCCAGACATAGAAGCATTTAGTAAAGATGACCTACCAGTTCAAAAGCTATCTGAAGCAGTAGAAACTATGGTAAAGAAGTCTAGAATCCTAGAGGACTATGATGGATTAAAGAGAGAACTATTCTATAAGGAGTTATTTGACCAAGGAACAGCATTTGCTGAGGAGTTATTTGTTGAACCTAAACACATTCAAAAGGAACTAAAGGATAAGAATTGGTTTGAAAAAGATGTAGATAAAATAGAATGGACAGAAGTATTAAAAACAGGACTAGGACAATGTGAGATAAATCTTATTAAAGGAACTAAAGTATTTCTAGGTAATATCAATGAAAGTCTAGTAAGTAAACAACCCTATTTATATACAGTAGAATACAAGCCATATTATGACGCTGAGAAGCTATATGGCAAGATGAAGAGATGGGAGAATGTACCTACTCAAGTTAATCAATTAGATAGTAAAACAGAAGATGATACAGAGTTCGCTAATTGGAGACTATATGATACTAACGAAGAAATGGTAGAGATTATTAAATACCAAGACAAGTGGTCTAATGAGTATATGTTAGTTATTAATGGAGTAATGATGCTCCCTTGTGGTTTTCCTTTATCAGAAATGACAGGAGATGGAAAATATAGTTTAACCAAAGGAGATGTAGAGAGAATACCATTCTTTGCTTATGCTAAAGGTATTCCTGCTAAGACTAAGGTAGCTCAGGCAGTATTAGATGAG